TTCCAGAATGTTGGGCCACAACTCCTCTCCCCAGCGGTCTCCCGACCAACCGGGGAGGTATGAAGGGTACAACCCGAGCACATCCTGGTCGGATGTGAGGATCTCACCGTCGGCTGCCCATGCCGGATATGAGTATGCACTACTCACATTCGAATCATGGAACAACTGAGCCGTATGCCGCGCCGCACGTGAAAACGTGCGGATCCGTTCGTCAGATTCCCTGAAGAACTCGTCGAACCACACACCAACTCTCTCTGACCATGAGAGACCTTGGGGGTTCCAACCGAGTCCCAGAGGCTCCGGAAGGGGCGCGATCACCCTGATCACGTCCCTCTGGCGCTTCCTCATAAGGATTCTGGAGGATGGACCAAGAGCTCGAGCGAGATCGACGAAGCTCATATCAGAGCAACGTCCTTTCCACTTGAAGCCATGGTAGACCTCAGTGGCAGTCACGATGCGACCCAAAAATTCACTGGTATGGTCCGCATCTAAGGTTTTCACCTCAGATATCGGAACACCCAATGCAACCATGACCTTACGGTACAGGGCTGCGACCTCGCGGTCGAATATCACACAGTCGTCACCTACGATTGCATAATCGTAAGCTCCGTTCTCGTCGGGTGCAACCCCGGCTTCCTCGAAGCACGACTGCACAAGGGCATGATGGCCCAAGGCAAAAGCCGCGAACGTCGGAAAGACGCCCAGCGGAGAACCTACGGTCCAGTGTACCCGCTGCAAAGCGGCATCACTTTCCCATAGGACTCCCGGAGATGTCACTCTCCGATGCTTTTCATTCTGGTAGAACCAGTCGCCTCGGCATAAGTCTCTCAACAAGTGGAGCCACTCCGGCTCACACCCGTTGTCAGCTAACCAGGCCAGTTCCAATTCCAGAGGGAAATTGTCGGTTGCATTCGACAAATCCATGGAAACTGAAGGCTTGCCTTCGGCCAACTTCCGTTGGACAAACGCAATACCCGCATCTTGGTCATAGGTGAAATCATTGGGCACCCTTTTCAGGGCACCAAAGAGTTTTCGACCCAGGGGACCAGTCAACGACTGGTATACACGGCCTGGATTCGCGGCAAACCGGAGTTTCATCCCCGGTTCCGGAATCAAGGCGAGGACGCCCATTAACGGCATCTGTTCAGGATGCGTTTCTGGGCCTGATCGCTGATCCTCTTCGATGA